ACATAAGATAAACCTGTAACTACATAATTAATATCATCTTGTTCTTCTACTTGAATTACTCTAAATAATTGAGTCTGTAATGTTGTACTGGATATTAAATAAGGAGAATTAACATTTGGTGCTGATGAAAATGTAGCTTGTTCAATTACCACACCTTGGTCATTTACTTTTGAAACAGCGGTAGATGAATTTTCTAAAGTTAGAACTCCATTAGTTATGTCTGCTATTTTTCCAACTTCTACCGTTCCATCCGAAAGAATTACGCTTACTGTTGGGCTGTCGTTTATAGATGGTAAAGTTGTTTGAGCTTCAGCATCAATAGTAATAGTAGTTGTTGTTGCTGCTGTAACACGACCACCTCTTCTAGCACCTGCTCTTACTGGATCATTAACTTCAATAACAGATCCTGGTCTTACTACAACACCTGAATCTATTGAAGTTGTGAAACTTACAGTTTCAGATTCATTTTGTTCTGCAAATAATACCGCCCTTCCAAGTCTTGCTGCTTGACCACGAGAAGTACAGGCATATGCTCTTATCTGTTTTACAATCGATCCAAGTTTTCCTATTGCTACGCTATCTTCTACTACTTCAAAATCAATTTCTGTAGAATCCATATTAAAATAGGCAACAGAAATAACAGTATGTCTTTGTTTTAAACTACTACCTGAATAACTAAAACCTCCTACTCCGACATTAGCTAAATTAAATAAATAACTTGCAGGAGTTTCTTTATCTTGAGATATGTTTATAGAACCAGCAGACCATATTGGCATACATCTCATAACACCTGATAAATTATTTATTACTGAAAAAGCTTCTTGAGGACTTTGAATATTTACATTGCAACTAAATCTAGCTTCTTGACCACCAAGTAAGTCGCTAACTAATTCATTTGAATATTTACTTGCAGCAACAAAACTAAATAGATCTAAATTACTTTCTTGAATATGATCTCCAAGACCATATCTTGTACTAGTAAGCAGATCAAGTAAACACATTGCTGGACAGTTGGTATATTCAGCAGCAGCCATAACTCCATTAAAAATATAATTTTCTGGATAAATTATTCTTCCTGTTGCATTATCAACACTAGGAGTTCCAGAATTATTTGCACCAGCACCAGGAATCCTTACCTTTATTCCTCTGATGCGATATTTTCTTGAAGGAATACTATTAAATTGTTTACTATCTAAACGAACAGCACAGTAAGCACTATCATTATAAGTTGAATTGTTATCAATCACTTCCTGAAGACTTGTAACTTGAAAATCATTTATTCTGTCTGAAGTTGTACTATCTGCTGTTACACGAATTACTCTTATATCTAAAGGAAAAGCTGTTCCAGCATCTATCCTGGCTCGATCTATAGTAAGTCTATGATCTTTAGTGTAGGCATCTGCTGTTCTACCAGTAACCGTTCCTCCCTTAGATGGAATAATAATATCTGCATATCCACCAGATTGATATTGAACCTGTATTTTGTATTCAACAGTATCTCCTCTTAAATCTCCGTCATCTTCTGCCACCTGAATTTGAGGCCAAGTTAAAGTAACAATGACTGCATCTACATCTGTATTACTTATTTGTCTAGTAACAGGAGCAGAAGTGGTTACGGTTACACCAACATTAATAGGGGTTCTAGTTTCTGCTGGTATTCCAGGAAGTGCTGTTTGAGGATTTGTACCAAATCTTGTGTCAAATCCAACGTCTTTAAAATTAAAATCTGTTGGTTGAGGATTTGTACTATCAGCACTAGCGTTTAAAACTGGAGTGTCACCAAAAAATATATCTTTTTTTGAAGCCTCTAGATAAGCAGCAGTTCCTTTTGTTCTATTTTCTTTGGAAGCAGTTGCAAAACCTTCTATTTCACCTTCCGAAATTAAATCTTGAATTGTTGCAAAACTTCTACTATGTAAAGTATCAGGAGCACGATATGGTGTTGGAGGAGCCTGTCTACCACCTCCAGCACCTTTAATAGTTTTATTCTTATCAGTCATGCTTCTACCTGATTAGTGTCAACTGCTGCTGAAATTACAACAGAACCTGTAAATATTTCTCCATACACTATAGGAACGGGTGTACCTGCTCTTGATGTATTTTGTATTCCACTAAAGTTAAAAGATAATTGTGGATCGCCTTCTGAAAACCCAGGTTCAGGTAAAGGAAATAACATATCGGAAACACCACCTAAGAGTAAAGCTCCACCTATTGATACGGCAGCTTTTGTTATATAACCTGCTGCTGCAAAAGATCCTGCTCCAGTCCCAAAAAACGCTCCAGTACTTAATGGTGTAAATAAAAAAGCTCCACCTATTAACGCTGCTCCTAATAATACTTTGCTAAAACCTCTACCAGCACCACTGATTGCTGGTATGAAATGTATATCTTGTTTTCCTATTGGGTAAGTTAGCTCGTCTTCATCAATTTCATAATTACCTACTTTTACTTGATAATATTTTGGACCCATGAAACGTTCTACTTCTGGAAAGTTATGAATTAAAAAACTAACAGCCTTTCCTACCGAATCAACTTGCACCTCAAACTCTTTATATCCAATAAAATCTGCTAGTTGTCCATATAATTTTATTTTACGAAGCATAACGATACCTCTTTCCAGTACATTTTAACAACCATTCAGAGTAAGGTTCCCTACAAGATAGTCTATCTGTTAAATGATGAATTACATCTCCTTCAAAAAATAATGCCACATGATTTAAAGTAGGATGCAATATTGACATTAATAAAACATCTCCATCTTTTAATGATTCTTCTGGTCTTAATTCTCTAAAACCAGTTCTCCAAGCACAACTTTCAAACAATGGTTTTTCTAAAAATTCTTGTGGTGTTGTAGGTCTATCCCAATCTTTAAGTTGTATGTTTTTTTCTTCCTTATACCAATCTCTTACTAAACTCCAGCAATCAGTAATACCCCAAACCCATTGCCGACCCAGTAATGGTGGTTTGTATCCACATGGTTCTAAGTATGCCCACTGTTCTGTTTTAGGATTAACAATGTGCCAAGGTAAATTACTATCTTCACAACTAATTTTATCTGCTTGGCTAGGAGTAGGAGGTGTTACTGGATGACTATGAACAACTGCTGTTATTTTGCCTAGATTATCTGCTTTTACATAATCTTCTGGGTCAAGAATAAAACATTGATGATCTGTTATTGAAAGATTACGACAAGGATAATATCTTTCCTTACCTTTTACGTTTAACAAAAGACCACAACATTCTTTTGGATCTTGCTCTTTTGCATGAAGTAGTGCTTTATCTTTCCAGGTCATTACCTAAACGTACCAATTGAAGGAAACTCTTCTCTTGTGCATTGACGCTTGGGTATTCTAACTCCAGCAAGATCTGTAGGAGCAGCAAGTTCAAATTCTACAAGTTCTCTAGTTTCTATTGATTTACGATCTATTCCGTAGATTTCTCTTGGAAATTCTGCTGTTGGATCAGCAGTTGCATTTTGTCCGTTAGCAAAATTAACAGCATCAATAAATTTTGCTAATGTTCTTATTCTTGTAACAGTAGCTCCTGTTAAATCATTACCAGTTGTAGCTGTATTTACTGATAATAATATCGATGAGATTAATCCCGTAGCGTTACTAATAGATATTTTAGGTCTAGGTAATTGACCTCCCTGAAAAGCAAAACCTGATGCCAATATTGGAAATCTTTGATAAGAATTACCATCCCAAACTATCTGACCATTGGCATTTAGATTACTTCCAGAATGAAAACGATAAATAGTATTAGCACCATGTAAAGCTGTTGACAATTCGAGCGTATATAATTCAATAATTGCTGACGGATTTATAGATTGTAAATCACTAAATACTGCTGCTGATACTGACATAACTACGCTGGCTCAAATACTTGTCTGAAGTTAGCTTGAATTGTAGCTCTATTTAAATATGGTATCGACTTGCTCCATTTCTCACAAACAAACTGAGAAGATGAACTTTCTCCTGGAGGTGTATAAGTAAAACTTTCAGTATTTAAAGCTCTAGTGTCAAGGAATGTTTCAATAGCATCCGCATCTGATTCTGATACTTCAAAAGTAAAACTAAATATTTTTGGGTTTTGATGTTGAGCAAGTCCAAAAATAACACGATGCTCATATCCATCAGCAAAAGTTACTGTTCTAGTTAATGGTGCGGAGTTTTTTCTTTGACCATATTTAGGTGTTGTTCCCCCAGTTGATGTTCCAACTGTAGCATCATCAAAGGTAGCCATTATCTAAGTAAACCTCCAGGTCTTCTTTGCTCTATTAATTCTGATTGTATCGCAGCAGAGATAAGACGACCAAGCTCTCGACCTTGTTCTTGATCTCCCTCGACAGAAGAACCAGAAGCATCTACGTTTACTACGATATTTGTTGCACTACCCATAGCATGATTTGGTGTAATCGTTCCAGATACACCTGGGTTAAACATTTCTGGGCCACGTTCTCCAACAAGATAAGATTTACCTCCTTTTACTGGTCCACCTGCTGCTCTAGTACCCCCGAAAAATTTACCCAGTCCTCCAGGTAAACCACCAAGTAAAGCATTTACACCAAAAGATATAAGAGATCTTTGAATCTGACCAAATACACTTCGAGCTACATCTCCAAGTGATTTAGTTCCATTTATCGCACCCTCTAAAGCATCCACTAACCCAGTTTCTACAGTTGAAGCAATACTTTTATAGAGACTTAATGTTTTATTTAATTTATTTTGTAGTCTTAACTCATCTGCTATTTGTTCCTTTTTAGTAGCAGTTATTTCATCTCCTATTAGCTTAGAGGCTTCTGCAATTCTATTAACCTCTTGTATTATTTGTGCTTCTTCTGTACCTAAAGAAATAGAATCTCGTAAAAACTGAGTTCTGTCCGATATACTTTTAGTCATACTTTGAAAGCTTAGTTTGTTTGTTTCGTTAATATCAGATTCCTTTTGAAGTTTTTCGTTTAGTTTTTGCTGATTTACTATCTTGTTTTCTAATTCTTTAAATGATGCAGTTCGTCTTACTTTTCCTGCTGCTCCACCTGTTCTACCAGCAAGCATTCCATCTCTTTCTGCAATTAAACTTTGAACATTTTCCTCTTTACTTAATGCTGCTCTATTAAGTAAATTTGACCTTTCAAAAGGCTTGGTGAATTTAGAAAGACCTCCCTTTCCACCGATACCTTTGTTAGCTATTGTGTTTGCAAAACCAGCAAACGCAGCAGCTAATCTTGTCATTAAAACACTTATATCATTACCAAACTGTCTAGAAGCATCTCCAAACTGTTGCAAGTTTTTTACACCTTCATCACCTACAATTCTGCTTAATCTTTTAACGGATTCATTGTATGCAGCTTGTTTTCCTTCTGTCTTTTCAAGTAATTGTAAATACTTACCAGACGGTGTGCCTACTAAACCTAGACTTTTAGTAATTTGATTTATGTCTAAGCTAGTCTTACTAAATGCATTACCTAATGCAGCCACTCCATCGAGTGCTTGTTGGATTTGTGTTAGTGCAGCAGTAGCAATTAAACCTCCTGCAAAACCTCCCATTTGACCACCTAACTTACCTCCAATCATTCCACCTGTAAAACCAGCAGCAGCACCTAACGGTCCCTGCCCGAATAACAAAGGAAACGCACCACTTATTAACGCTCCACTTAGAACTCCTCCTTTTTTTGATCCTCCTGTCTTTGTTCCTCCTGTTTTTGGAGGTAACGCTGGGCCAATAGATCCCCCTATTTCCCCAAAATTTTTACCTCTAGGTGTACTAATTTTATTTTGTTGTTGTAAGGCAGCAGCAGTTTGTTTTTCAACTTTTAATTGTTGTTGGTCTACCTTTAATTGTTTTTGCTTTATACGAAGTGTTCTTTGTTCCTGACGGGTTAACTTTACTGCTCCATTTAATCTATCTTTTTCATTTTTATTAACTGTTCTATTTGCTCTTCCAC